CAGGAGAGGCTAGCAGAAGACATCATCGCGGCGCCGGACGCGATGGAACGGAAAACCACCCGCCAACTGTTTCGGGTGGTGGTGACAAAGGGAGCGGCCGTTTTTCAGGATAAGATTTTTCTTCTTTTCCGTCAACAAGAACGGGCGCAAATGTTCGAACATACTCAGCAAACCCAGTGTCAGTGAAAATCTCAGCACAAATAGTGCTGAAACCTTTTTCAATGGCTTTGGTCACGAGCACGTCGCGCACCTGTGCCGAATACAGGACAGAGGCCTTCATCAGAATGAACCGATGGTCCACGCCTACGACGGCATTGTGGACAACGACATGAACGAGTTTCGACACACCTATAAATCCATTAGCATTGCCGGCCGGAAAAGGCGATGCTATGGGCAAAGTCAGAAAGTCGGGCTCACGAATTACTGAAATATGATACCCCTGAATGGTTGGAACAACAGATGCAGTGATGGCACTAAACAGTGGCAACACAGTGGCATACGTGCCCAACAAGACCTGGGTTACACGAACTCTTCCATGCAAGATAAGCGTGGATGACCATGTTGGTGTGGTAGTCGGCGGGTTTACAAACTCAGGATTTGCCCAGGCATAGTCAAGGGAGCCGAACACATCCGAAGAGAACGTAGCGTTCAGGACGGTTATGGCGGCGGCTATGGTGGAGGCAGTGATCGTGGCTGTACCAGTCATTCCCACAATGATTCTGATACCATATATGCCACAGGGCAAAAACATGGAACCAGAAGCAGGATTCAACAATCGGGGGTTGTAGCAAATTTCATAGGCACCAGAAGAAGTGGTCTGAGGGTACCCAATAGAATTGGCGAACGCATGCAAGATGGGATTAAACCCAGCGACAGGCATGTTCTCGAACGCCGTTCCAGAAACGATTTTTGCTGAAACAACCAACCTGTCCAGATCGGAATGTTGTGTATCACGAAATTGGACATCGAGTTCAATTAAAAACTGGCCAAGGGCAAGAGCGTTGCTAGGAATTCCAGCTCCATTAAGGATTGCTACAGTGCCTGCAGAATACAAGCGAGGATCACCAGAAGGCGCGACCGGCCGGGAGGCGGTAAGGGTGATCAATTCTGCATCCGTGAAGAGCCATTCTTTATTCACGGTCATGGTACCAGAAAAGGCACCATTCCAAAGAGTGTGGAATTTGGTGCCTTTATGATTGTCAAGAACAGACTGACTGACAACGGCATTGCCACCAGTTGGCAATATGTCGGTGGTGTCAGCATCAGACATCACGGCGATGGAACCATTGATGGTGCTGCCCACTTCTGGAATGAAGTGGTAGCGCGCACTCATGATTCTAAATCGTTCGTGATTTCCAAAATCATCCCCGATGCTCTCACCAACTGTCACACTCTTGTCAATAGGCCAGGAGGCAACAACACCACCGACAACATAAGCCGATGAGGAGGCTGGTCCTGCTGGAGCCACATGACCGAGGGTGAAAGCAGTCTTAACACCACGCCCTGAGGCATGGGTGTAAGGTTTATAGTATGGAGCAACAGTAGAGACTGTGTTCTGGACAGGAGCGACAAGAGAGGCTTCAACAACCTTTTCCTGCCGCGGCTTTGGTTTGCGCTGCTTGGCAACGGACTTTGTCTTTGGTCCAGCACTACGCTTTGGCTGAGACTTGGACTTCTGCCGCTTACTCACATCATCTGAGTTAGTGGCAGATCCGTTGTTGCCGTTCAACTGGGGTGTAGGCAGGGCGTCAGGCTCAGATTTTTGAGCCATGACACCTGGGGCATCACTCACGACTGGATCGTGATGGTACCTGGTACGCTCACCCTGTAGGAAAACAGGGTGGACACCAGGGACACGACGACCAGCAACGAAAGCGTGATCAAGCTTAGCAGGCTTGTGCTTGATATCCAATGAGTACGGTTCTGGTAAAGGACCAGTGTACCCAAAAGGACCAAACATGCCCTTTACCCACATGCCAGCGGAAACAAAAGCAGCCTTGGCCTTCGCAAAACCTTCAACCTTCGCAATAGAGGAGAAGGCCTCACGGGCCAGAACAAAATCGGCAGCGCGACGCAACTTGGGATTTGCGAAGCGGTACGCCCAGTCATGCCGACGAGCAGCAGCATCGAGAGCGTCAACAGGCCGTGTGGAAAAGTCAGACACGCCCAATTTTGGGCCACCAGTATGTCCTGGTCCAACATATTTCCCATGCAATGCGAAATCCGGCGAAAAACGCTGGAAGTCGACATCGTCCTTGCCAGTAGTGCTGCCATTGTCACCATTAAGAGTAGTGCAATGGTCAGCACCAGGCACTTTGCCACCGTAAAAGGCTTTGGTGGCAGAGGTAGCTTCAGAATCCACATGGATCTTTCGGCCGACACAAATTTCATAAGGAAACAACGAATATAATTCATTGCTGCAATAGATACATGGGCCAGGGCCGACTGCGATCTCCACGTGAAAGGAGAATGCGGCAAGACGAAGAGTTGTCCAGACGTCAGTAACACCTTGATGAGGGAGGAAAAGCCAATGTGCAAAGTGGGACAGCTCGTCCACAGCCTGATCGATTTTGGGTTCACAGGCTGTGAACTTCACTATACCACAGTCAACATCGGTCTCATCGGCACCCTCAGCGGAGCCAGTGAAATTGGCAAAGCCGCCGTCATAGTCAACAAAAAGTTCAACTTCAGAAAGATTATTCCTACGACACCACTTCGGTATGAACTTCTCGAACGCGAAGGTAATGAACATGTAAGGCTCAAAATCGTCCTCTTCAATCCACGCCCGGAGTTCTTCCAGTGGTAGAGAGGGACAAGGTGGGTAGGGGTTAGAGAGAGCTTCGGGCCACGAAGACTCCATCATGCGTGCCACAAGGGAACGCGAGGAAGAAGACATGATAGAGAAACA